TTAGTAACGCCAGCGGTCATAACGCTGATATTTCGGCACTTTTGGTGCTTTAATCGCCTTAATAACCCACACCACCGCAATCGCCAGTAGTAACCACGGCAGCAACTTAATCATCAATGCCAGCATACCGCCGAGGAACATAATGGCCGTCGCCACAACCAGCGCGGCGATAATGCCCAGCAACGAAACGCCGGTGACCATCAGCATGACAAAAAAGCCAATCACAAAAAGTAGTTCCAGCATGATGCTCTCCCAAATATGAAATCTCTTGCTGGCATTACAAGAATCATGCCAAAAATAATCTATTGATTTAACAGCAAAACGCCCCGCGACGGTGCGCAGGGCGTGGTGAATTTGACTACTTTTTGGTGAAAAGTTAACGCTTATCCGCCACCAGTTTGAGCGCGTGTTCCAGCACATTAATGTCTGCACCCGCTTTATGGGCATTTTCACTTAAATAACGCCGCCACTGCCGCGCGCCAGGAATACCCTGGAACAAGCCCAACATATGCCGGGTAATATGGCCGAGATACGTCCCCTGGCTGAGTTCACGCTCAATGTACGGATACATGGCGCGCACTACCGCCACCGGATCGGCATCGGTATCCGAGGAACCAAAGATCTCCCGGTCTACTGCCGCCAGAATACCCGGATTCTGATACGCCTCGCGCCCGACCATCACGCCATCCATATGTTGCAGGTGTGCTTTGGCCTCTTCCAGCGACTTGATACCACCGTTAATCGACATTGTCAGATGCGGAAAGTCACGCTTCAGTTGATACACACGCGGATAATCGAGCGGCGGGATTTCACGGTTTTCTTTCGGGCTTAACCCCGAAAGCCAGGCTTTACGTGCGTGGATGATAAACATCTCACACTCGCCTTTGCCGGAAACAGTGTTGATGAAATCGCAGAGAAATTCATAGCTGTCCTGGTCATCGATGCCAATACGCGTTTTCACCGTCACTGGAATCGACACCACATCGCGCATCGCTTTCACACAGTCGGCAACCAGCTGCGCATTACCCATCAGACACGCACCAAACATGCCGTTCTGCACCCGGTCAGACGGGCAGCCGACATTCAGGTTGATCTCATCATATCCACGCGCTTCTGCCAGCTTCGCACACTGTGCCAGCGCCGCCGGATCGCTACCGCCGAGTTGCAACGCTACCGGATGTTCTTCTTCACTGTACGCCAGGTAATCACCTTTACCGTGAATAATCGCCCCTGTGGTCACCATTTCGGTATACAGCAACGTATTGCGGGAAAGCAGACGCAAGAAATAGCGGCAATGTCTGTCCGTCCAGTCGAGCATAGGAGCAATGCTAAACCGAGAATTCCAGTAAACACCAGTTTTTTCAGGCATCACGCTGGTTTGATTAATTTTTTGTGTTTCATGATTATCGTGCATTTTTGAACATTTCAGGCTATTTTTCTCGCGTTAGGTTCCCGAACAGGTTCCCACGTTTTATGGGAACCCGAAATAACGAGGTCGTGTAATGGCGTACTATAACATAGAGAAACGACTAAAATCCGATGGCACACCACGCTATCGCTGTAATGTGATTATCAAAGAAAAAGGTGTTATCACTTACAGGGAAAGCAAAACATTCCCTAAACATGCTCATGCCAAAACATGGGGCACACAGAAAGTGATGGAATTAGATCTATATGGCATTCCATCATCAAATGCAGTTGACGGACTTACAGTCCGTGACTTACTACACAAATATTTAAATGACCCAAATGCCGGAGGTAAAGCAGGCCGTACTAAAAGATATGTGCTGGAACTGCTTATGGATAGTGACATCTCCGCGATCAAACTATCTGAACTGACAGAAAATGACGTAATTGAACATTGCAGGCTAAGAAACAACGCTGGTGCAGGTCCAGCTACAGTTAGCCACGATGTTAGTTATCTTGGCAGTGTTCTGGATGCTGCCAAACCTGTATATGGAATTAATTACACATCAAACCCAGCAAAAGCCGCTCGTCCATATCTACTTAAACTTGGTTTAATTGGTAAATCAAATCGTCGTAATCGTAGACCAGCATCTGATGAACTGGACATGCTCATTGAAGGTCTTCAACAACGATCTACACATAAATGCTCAAAAATTCCGTTCGTTGATATCCTCAAATTTTCTGTGTGGTCATGTATGCGAATCGGTGAAGTATGCCGATTACGATGGGAGGATCTCGATCAGGAACAAAAATCCATACTCGTAAGAGACAGGAAAGATCCACGTAAAAAGGAAGGCAACCATATGAAAGTAGCCTTGCTTGGGGAAGCCTGGGATATCGTCCAACGACAACCCAAAAAATCAGAATTCATTTTTCCATATAACAGCACTTCTGTTACTGCGGGATTCCAGAGGGTAAGAAGCAAATTAGGTATTAAAGATCTGCGATACCATGATTTGCGTAGAGAAGGGGCAAGTCGCTTATTTGAGGCTGGTTTTAGTATTGAGGAAGTCGCCCAGGTTACAGGGCATCGTTCATTAAACGTGCTATGGCAGGTATATACCGAACTGTATCCGAAATCTTTACATAATCGTTTTGAAGAGCTCCAAAGGAGCAGAAATAAGACCTCTTGACACTGTTTATCCATACAGTTAAAAATGATACTGTATACAAACACAGTATAGAGGGACTTTTATGCGTATTGAAATCTGTATAGCCAAAGAAAAAATGACTAAAATGCCAACCGGTGCTGTGGATGCGTTAAAGGAAGAATTAACCCGACGCATCAGTAAACGTTATGACGATGTAGAGGTGATCGTAAAAGCCACCAGCAACGATGGCCTTTCTGTTACACGCACCGCAGATAAGGATTCTGCAAAAACTTTTGTTCAGGAGACTCTGAAAGATACCTGGGAATCTGCTGACGAGTGGTTTGTTCACTAATTAACACGTAAAATCGGTAACGGCTGGAAATCATTCAATACTCGCACTATCGAAAGTTCGCCAGCCAGCCGCAGCACGTTCTTGCATACGACGTGGCTGCGGCTTCCAACATTAGACAAATAACTCTTTAAATTGCTTTTAAATTATTTCGTTTGAATGCCAGTAACAGGAAATCGTTTATATAGGGTTGATAGCCCAACGTTATAGATACGTGCAACATAACGCCGTGATTTCCCTGCCGCTATGAGCGCTCCCATCTGTTGCCACTGCTCGTCGCTAAACTTCGGTCTACGCCCACCAATCCGGCCTTTGGATCTGGCAATAGCCAAACCAGCTAAAGTTCGCTCGCTATTCAAATCAGATTCATACTGCGCAGCAGAAAGAATATTACGGAAATTATAGCGACCACTTGCTGTTTTCAGGTCTACGCCATCTGTAATACTCCGAAAATTAACACCTTTTTCGTGCAGATTTTGAAACATCAATAGCGCATGCAGCACATTTCTCCCTATCCGATCTAACTTCCAGACAATCAACTCATCTCCACTTTTCATCACCGTAATTAATTCCTTTAACACAGGGCGATTAGCTGTTCTGCCACTGGCATATTCTTCATAAATTCGCTCACAGCCAGCTGACTCAAGTGCAAGACGTTGCAACTCTGTATCCTGATGATTTGTTGATACACGAACATACCCGTAAATCATGAGTGCTTCTCCTGTTGTAAAAACAGGAGAAGAGGCGAAATATCACCTGATTCAGAAAAATATTTCAAAGGTTGGTTTAGGAGAAGCGGCGAAAAGGGATGTGGGCACGACAGTCGGAACCGTTGCCGCTGGTGATGATTTACGCATAACAGGAGCACTTCAAAAGGCAAATAATCTTTATGAGTTAACAAATAAATCTGACGCAAGAGCTAATCTTGGGTTAGGAACCGTTGCAACAAAAAACGTGGGAAATAGTGCTGGGCAAATACCTGATATGTCTTACTGGTCTTCACCGGCAGGCGGAATTAATTTCCCGAATGGATTCCAGATGCGATTCGGTGCTATCGCTGGTAATGGTGGAAAATTATTTTCTACGCCATTTACAAACCAGTGCTATGGAATTGTTTTCGGACAAACATATGCATCCAACTATTGGATATTCAGCCCAATGTACAGAGCGTCAGACCTCAGTAAAACAGGTTTTGCTTTTATAAATAAGGTATGGTCTGGCGTTCCAGGGACAGCATCCCAGGATGCTGGTGAATCTGTTTTTTATCTTGCAGTAGGGTATTAATATGGAAATAGTTTATAGCGCCTCAAATAACAGTTTTTTCGCTAAAAATGATGTGGCGAAATATGAACAGGCCGGATGGGAACTTGCTGATATTGTCGAAGTGACATATGACACTTACCTGGAATTTATTGAAGACAGAACGTTGCAAGGGAAAGTACGCATCGCGGGTGATGATGGCCTTCCCACCTGGGGGGAAATTCCACCGCCAACTCATGAGGAACAAATTGCCGCAGCCGAACTGGAAAAGCAGCAATTGATTAATCAGGTCAACGAATACATATACAGTAAGCAATGGCCTGGTAAAGCAGCGATTGGTCGCCTGAAAGGTGAGGAACTGGCGCAATATAATTTGTGGCTGGATTATCTGGACGCACTGGAACTGGTTGATTCCTCCAGTGCTCCAGATATTGAATGGCCTACGCCTCCGGCAGTTCAGGCCAGATGACATCCGGTGCGGTGCTGGTATCTGTTGCCGTCACCGCGTCAATGTAATCAAGCACAGCGTTAAGTCGGGTTGTTTCTGCCTCAGTCAGCTTCCGACCTGCCTGTAATTTCAGTTGGATCAGACCAATGGAAGCCATTGCAGTATCAATCAGAAACTGCCGCTGTGCTTCTGCCGCCTCTACTACGGCGATATTCTGTGCCTCAGTATCTGTCACCCATTTTTCACCGTCCCATTTATCATATGGCGTTGAAGGTGCAGTGCTTGTAAATCCATCCTTGATGGGACCAATATAATCGACCATTGATGCATCACCACTTTCAGTTGAGTAAACTGTTTCCCCGCGATGATCTTCCTGCTGCTCCCATCCAATCCCAGTAAATACTGGAATCTTTCCAGCCACCTCATCACCAGGATCAATATCTGTTGAATGCCCTGGCATACTGACACCCAGATTAATATATTCGTCTGACCATCCCATATATTCAGACGTCACAGCGTCGTAATAGAAACAACGAGTTTCCCCAGGTTCAGTAGCCAGTCCATTTTCGTCAAAAACAGGTTTCATTATTTAGCCCTTACAAGAAAGTTAAAAGCAATGTTTCTCGGTCGATTCTCCAAGGCCGTTGGAACCTGTGTTGAAGAATCAAATGTAAACCCCCCATTTTTATAGTTAGATGTGTTTGATGCAGCTGTAAGTGAAAAATTAGTAACATCTCCAGCCGATGAGTCACTCCATCCAAATGCCCCCGTCATTTGCCTTGCTGTATTTTGATTATATGAGTTGGATGCTAGCCGAACTGTTCCAGAGATATTTCTCATAGCATCACCCTGTGCGCTCATTAGTGCGCGCCCGACATCTACACCTCGCCCATCATCCCAAATACGCGGAAACTCACCACGAGCTTCGGTTAGCGTCAAGCTGGGGATCACCTTCGCCAGCTTCGGATAAGTTGTTGCCGAAAATGTCGCACCGTTGAATTTCAGAAACACCATATCTGACCACTCATCTATCACTGTATTTGGCATCGCTGTGGACGGCCAGAAGAACGGAATTCCGATAGCTGGAGCGCCTGCCCCCAAACGAAGGTTTTCGAGAGCCGTTTGCACAGTGCCATCCGATTTGATATCGCCAAACGGATTCTTGCGGCTTAACAGCAGCGCACGAAGTGCGGTAAGCAGCTGGTCATGCCGCCCTTTCTCCAGGCTGGCACCGGAGGCCTCCACCACGCTACAAAGTTCTTCCTGCAACATGTCAAAGTAGTCATCATCCAGATCGGTGGCAGGTGTGCCGGTCTGGGGGTTACCACGGGTAAAACCGTTCTTACCCGCGCCGAACTTATCCTTCTGCGCGGTTTTCGTGTCTATACGATGCATGGATTACTCCGGATATTTAAAAATTACGTAGGTATGCGAAGGGCAGAGTTTGTTAAGCACGCACTCGACAACGGTGTCGCCCCAGATACGCAGTGCGGAATCACAGGGATCGCCACATGTCATCCAGGTGGTGTTGGTGGCGGCTGGCATGTTGACCTGCCAGTAATACCGCCATTCCGGCGCATTCACAGCGTCAGTACAGGCCGATGAGCAGGTGAACGTGCTTTTGTCGTATCGCGTGATGGCGGCATCTGGTCTGCCCAGGGCAGCAAGCTGTGCAAGGTAAAAATCCTCATTGATGCCGCCCGCCAGATTAACCTTCGCATCCAGCCGTTGCTGACGCTGGCGAAGGGTCTGTGTCCCTGCGGGAATACATTCATCCGGCAGACCGCACAGACGCTCCCAGCGGTTTATCAGTTCAGTGGTGGTGCGCGGATCCAGCTCCCGCATCAGGGCATCCGCACGCTGATGAACACGGGTTAATGACGGTGCCGCACCTGCAATCGCCGGATCGCTGGCTGACCACGCCGGACCGGGCGGCAGCAGTGCCGACAACAGACGGATGTAATCATCGTTTGTCACGTCCATGAAATCGTCCCCAGAACCGCCAGTTCATTTTTTGCAATGGAGATATTGTCCGCCGGTGCAAGCAACTGATGGCTGTATTCCCCGTTCGCACCGGAAATCGCTTCACTGATACGTGACACCTTCAGTTCTCCCTGCGGATAACCATCACGCAGCAGGAACGAACGCAACTCCGCGGTGATTGCAGCCCGTATTTCCGGTGTGTCCGGCGTCACACGGATATGAAAATCCACCGTATGTGCCACCGGCCTGAACACATACAAATCAGAGCCTGCCACCGGGGCCAGTGGCTCGATATGTTGTCTTGCCGCCGTTTCCGTTGATTCTTCCGGAATGGGATTAATCAGGTCACTGCTGGCAATCATCACACCGACAGTCCCCGTTCCCATCCAGTGTCGGTATGTCCATGCGCGGGTAATGCCGGGCACTTCTTTAGCCCAGACGACATAGTCCCCGTCAGCCCCGCCCTGAGGCGTCCAGTAATACCGCTCAATGACGCGGGCGCGCCACGTTTCCAGCTCTTCAGTATCAAATCCGCCTGTAAGGGTGTCAGCCACACCGGAAGACGGCAGACCATTCACCGGCGTGACCAGGATTAATGCCGTACCGTCGTCAGCGTTACCGACCGCGCCTGTAGTTGAGCAAGTGATCGGCACACGCAGGACACCACCGGAGCTGGTTGCATCGGCAGTTGCCGTGTACTGAACCAGGTCATCGCGCTGAATCACGCTCCCGGCAGTCACCTTCAGGCCATCGCTGACACCTTCCCAGCGCATATACCCGCTGGCAGCCGTGGCCCCCTTGCGCGGACACCGTTTCATCGCAGCATGTCGCGCCAGCCAGGACTCATCGCACAGGTCAGGCAGCATGTTCATTGCCAGATAATCGATGTACCCGTAAACCGTATGCAGCGCCGCCGCATACACCTTTGCCCGCACGTCTTCATCCATGCGCCGGAGCGTGTCGCTGACGTCCAGCCTGGCGAATAAATCGTTACGGAGCATACTGATATTTTCTGCCAGCGTCGGGCGCTGAAATTCACTGTCCGCCATGCGTTATCGCACTCCACAGATCATCAAAAGAAATCATTACCGGTCCGTCACGACGCCAGAGAGTGATACTGTTACCCAGTTCATTAATCCCGGTGCGGCGGATATCCAGATCAATACGGGACACCACGCCGTCATCAATCATCCATTGCAGGCATTCGCGGATATACCCCCTTACCGTCTGCACCAGCTGATTGGTCAGTTTGCTGCGCTGAAGCAGCCACAGTCGGGAGCCGTAACGGTCATTCGGTACCGCAGGCCAGGTATCCCCCCACCATCCCATCGGGACGTCGGCGTTGTCATCAGGCTCCGCCCGCCGCCAGGTAAACAGGGAAATCACCACGGCGCGGGTCAGCGGATCCAGCGGTGCGCTGGCGCAGGTGCGTTTACCGTTCACCGTCAGCCACAGTTCCATCATGCCTCCATCGCTTTATCAGGTTTGTCGGTGTTACTGCCCTGACCGTTCTCTCTGTGACGATGCCCGTTATAGGCAAGCCGCATCGCTGACATGGTGGTGCCGCCGGAGTCGCACAGGTCTTTCACCTGTCCGGTCACTTCCAGGTCCATTTCAAAACGTGCTCTGGGCGCATTGCGAAACGTGATCGTTTTACCTGCACCGTCCACCACGATCCCCTCCCGGGTCAGCGTCACGGACTGCCCCTGATCGTCATAGACAGCCACCTCCCCCGTTTGCAGCCCTTTCAGGCGGTAGCGACGGTCCGACACCGTAACAACCACCGCATGAGAACGGTCGCCATCCGGAAACAACACCACCGCTTCCGCACCGCTGTTTGCCCTTGCGGTAAAACCGTAGGGTTCAAGATGTTCAACCCCGGCTTTGGGTTCACCGGCAATCAGGGACACATCCACGGTCTGACATTTCGTGGCGGCACTGATGCTTTTCACCACCGCCCGCCCAATCAGGCCGAGGAGTTGTCGCTGCATGGCTTCAATCGTCCTCATCAGAACGGGTCCTCCTGTACTCTGGCTTTTTTCTTTTTCCGCGCGCCGGGGGCTTCAGGTTCAGGCAGATAAGCATCAGGCGGGCCGACACGGATTTCCGTCAGGGTGCCGTTCTGGTCCTGAGTAAACGTGACTTCCGAGACAAGCAGTTCGGTATTGTCGAAACCACAGACCGGATCGAAGACAATCACCCGCTGGTTGGGCTGCCACAGCGTACCGTTACCCTGTCGCCAGCCCTGAACCACATAGGTGGTTTCATCCGTCCGCGCCGCCCGTTGTCGGGCTTCAAAGTCCGCACGGGCAATACAGCCTGCCCCCGTAGCCTGCCCTGTCTGCCTGATATACATCGGACGGTAACGGGCAATAAATGCGTCCTCTGTGCGGGCCCGCAGCGCGGTGGTGGTGGCCTCACCGAAATCATCGTCGTTTCCGGCACGCTGCCCCGCCACCTGGTAAACAGAAAACCGCTCCCGGATACTCTTCTCCGTATCACAGGAAAGGATATTTTCCCCAAGTACCAGCGCGGTATGTGCCCGCGTTGAGCCAATACCGCCAATCACCAGCCTGCCGTGCGGGTCGTCGTAAGCCAGTGCCTGCTGCTGACCGAGTATTTTGTTGATCACCTCAATCACCGTTTCGCCGTGATCAGGCTGGACATCAGGAATAACACCCGACGGCGCACTGTTGTTCACCACCTCAATGCCGAAAGGCGCAGCAAGCGCCTGCGCAATCTGTACCAGCGATCGTCCGTTAAACTGTGTCGGTTCGGCTGCACAGTCAATCAGGTCAGCGGTCAGACTGCGTCCGGCAATACCGGTGCTGACCGAACGGGCATCGTAACGAACGGGCGTCGCCTCCACCCAGCCGGTGATCACCAGCTCATCACCAATCAGCACCTCCACTTTTGAACCGTTTTTAATGCGCGGCTGAAGCGTGGTGATACCCTCATCTCCCGGCCACTGTCGGGTGATCTCCACACTGAAATCCCGCGCCAGCCGTTCAATACCGGCACCGATGCGTACCGATGTCCAGCCATTCCACTCCCGGCCATTTACCCGTAGCGTGACATTGTCGTTCATTGCACTGGCACCTTCAGAGGGATCACCGGCACAAAGCCGGGATGCGTAATGGCATTACGCCGGATAATGTCCGCGTCACGCGCCGCGTTATCAAACCAGGTCGCCGCCAGCACCAGCGCGGGTAAAACCTCATCCGGTGTGCGCTGAATGATCCGTGCAGACTGTTCAAGGCGCGTGTTGATATCCGCATTCAGATCTGCTTTCACCCGGCGCAGCGCCAGAAACAGCGCATCACTGGTTGTACGGGACAACTCCTTATCAATTGCCGTATTCAGTGTGTCGCGAATGTCAGTCAGTTCTTCCCACGTCGGCAGGTCAACCGTGTTTTTCACCGCCGGTGCATTGTTCAGTGCCGGATGCGTAACGGAAGGCCAGCCAGTGCTCTGCGCAGGTGTTGTTGCCTGCCCCACTGCGGAATTCTGCATCACCGCGGAAGTTGTTGGCGCAGGCAATCGGGTGATGGCATACGCCGCTTCGCTGATTGCGGTCGTACGAAGGGTGCTGGCAACCACATTACGCTGCTGCGTAGCCGTGGCGGTGGTTTTACTGTCCGTTTTCCAGACGCCGCGCGGTTGCAGATCGCTGCCGAGGCTGACACCGGAAAGCGTTTTGATCATGGTGACCAGGTCGCTGGCGTTACCATAAAGGCGTTTCCCGGTACGCCACATTTTCTGCACCTGCTCAACGAAATTTTTGCCTGACGATGGCGGCGGCAGAAGTACCGAGATATCCCCCTGCAACAGCCTGGCGGCATCCGATACGGCAGAATCCACCACTTTCATCGCATCAGAAACATACCCCAGCATTATGCTGGCATTACCGATAACGTCGTTCTGCACGAAATCCGCCACACCATCGATACTGAAACCACTGAAGCTGTCACTGATGCTGTCATCCAGTGCAGAACAGGATGACATCAGCGTCTGCGCCGTCGCCGCACCTGATGTGGGGTAAGAGAGTTCTCCTGCTTCGACAAACTTCAGGTCAAAGCGGACAATACGCCCTTCACTTTTCGATGTGCTGACCCGAACTTCCCCGTCAACACAGACTTTCAGCTCACCATATGTCGGGTGGACAAGCGTGCCGGGACCGGGTTTATTCAGCGCTTCAATCAGGCGATCGCGCTGGTCAAAGCAGTCATCTCCCACCACATAAGCTGTGATGGACGGGCGGAAAGTGACTTTTCCCAGATCTTCGGTATAGGGCTTGTCGCGGTTCGGGTATTCATGTGTTTCCACACGGCGACCGGTTCCCGCACTTTCTTCTTCAACCTTAAACGGCACACCTCGAAATGACGCATCCTGAAGCCTGTCTTTCCACGTCATATACACTCCGAAAATAAAAAAGCCACCTATTAGAAGGTGGCCTTGTAATGAATTTTATTAATTAGCGAGTCAGAAACAACGAATCTTTATACTTTTGCTGTTGTTCATTTAAATACTTAGCTGTTTCATCGCTGGCAAATGGAAATATTACCGTATTTTTAGGCATGGTAATTTCTTTTTTGTCCAGCGTCAGAGTAAACATAGGAACATACTGAGCAGAGTAACGCACCGCAGAAACGAGCTCTAGTTTAGACTCTTCAATAACACTTAAATTATCCAGGCTAACTTTCTCTTCATCTTTTTTCTTTGACGCATTTAAAGTTTTTATTACTTTATTTAATTTCTCCTGAAAATCCTCCTTAAAGTTTTCAGGATTGCCGTCGACAACAAGAATCTGTTCACCCTGATTATCTGGAAAAATAATCTTTGCACTTATCAATTTATTTTCTTTATAAACATCACCAAGTTTTATGGCTCCTCCAGATAACTGAATAATATGTTCATCTTTAAAGGAGATGTTGCCAGAGATTATGAGAGATGAAAAAATAGCCGCTGCTCCAAGAATTACACTTGCTGTGATATAGCCTTTCATTTTTCGCCTATTAACATTTTTCTAAATGTGCATTAATTCTATCACTCTATTTATGACTTACAACCAGCAATACCTGTGAGGGGAATCCTGGCTACCAAAATCGGGTATAGCCAACATCGTGATTTATATCAATGCCACTGGAGCGTGTTTCCGTAACCCGCATACCTGATGGCATATTTATAAATGATACCTTGATCTCACCATCAACTTTTGGCGCGGTAGCTTTATTAATCATGAAGGGATTCGGGCCTGTGGCACCGGAGGCGTTGTTTGCCTGAGCCGGATCCACCGCCGGATAAGGTGTGTATCCCCGCGCCGGTATTCCCGTCCCATAAGCATCATAAGCACCCGCGCCCCACTGCGCAGAGTTAATGGCATCGACCGTGTCACCGGAACTGTCGGTAAACCACTCAATAATTGGCTTCAGCTTGTCCCACATATCCTGAAACCACTTAACAACCGGTCCCCAGTTATTGATCACCATCCCCAGCGGCGACCAGGCAAAAACCTTCTTCAGAAGTTCCCAACCTGCCTCAAAATAAGGACCAATGGTTTCCCAGAGCTTCTTGAAATAAGGTCCGACAACATCCCAGTTAGTGATAATTAATCCCGCAGCCAGAGCAATCGCCGTCGCAATCATGCCAATCGGCGTCATCGACATAATCCTGCTGACAATACTGATGGCACTGCCCACGCCCATCAATCCCAGTTTCAGAATCGCAAGACCGGCAGCAAGCCCGACGACGCCGCGAATAACCCGGGGATTTTCATCCGCAAACTTCGTGAATTTCTCCCCCAACTCCCCCAGCCATTGTGTGATATTTTTAGCGTCACCAGAAAATGCGCCGCCAATAGCCGCAAGGCCGTTAGTTGCGGTCCCTGTCATTGCCTCCCACAGGTTGGACAGCGTACCAAGCTGTGCCTGAACACGTTTATTCAGGCTGGCCTGTTTATGCATCTTCTGCTGGATCTGATCGTAGCCATCCTTTCCTTTATCGATTAGTGCATTGACCACCTGAAGGGTTTCGGCATCATCACCAAATATTGCCTTAAGTACACCGGTTCGCTTAACGTCGGTCAGTTTTCGCAGCTTTGCCAGTTGCCTGAACATGTTATCAAGACCGCCAAAACTTCCTTTGCCGTCAGTAAAATCGAGCTGTACCCCGAGTTTCTGGCGGGCCATAACTTTATTAACGTCCCTGATTTTCTTAACGCTTAATCCGGACTGGATAACTTTTCGCAGGGCATTACCTGCCGACTCCCCGTTCATCCCCATCTGATCCATCATGACGCTGATGGGGGCAAGGCTCTGTGCAGCCTGAAGACCATCCTTGTTCACCATCTTCAGAACAGAACTGGTTTTAGTGAAGAAGGACAACATGTTGGTATCGTCAACGCCCAGATAAAACGCCTTCTGGATAGTGTCGAACAGCCCCATCATGTCTTCTGACGCCGTTCCGGTAGCATCCTGCATCTTTGCAGCAAACTCGGCAGCCGCTTCCGGTGTTTTTTTCAGTTGTACCGCAAGATAAGCTGTCGCTTTACCCACACCACCCAGAATGTTTTCTGCCGGGATCCCCTGACGCACCAGCATCTGCATCATGTTCTGGAAATCAGCCGTTGTACCGGGTAGCTGGTTACCCAGGCCAATAGCCAGTTTATTGATGTCCTGAAAGCTCTTTCCAACCTCGCCGTTCGCATCCATCATGGCGACTTTCAGCCCGGTAGCGGCGTTTTCCTGATCGGCATAAGATTTCAGGGAAAGCGTCAGCCCCGCTGCCAGTCCGCCACCAAGCGCCAGCCCACCCTGTGACGCCTCTTCCGCCTGGCGTTTAAATCCCCGGATTTTCTTTTGCATTTTCGACAGCGCGGGAGAAAGCCTGTCGACACCGGTGATCAACGCCTTAAGCTCAAATTCAGCCATGTGTGCGTTTCTCCTGCTCTATCCTGTTTGCCTGACTGACCAGCAAGGGAATTTCACTGATCGGCATATTCAGCAATTCGAAGGGATTAATGCGCCAGTAGCTGGCGCAGTCAAAGAAGCGATCAGTGAGGTATTCAGCCGTCAGGCCTGGAGGAAAAAACCAGCCACAAGCCACGCCGCTGCATTCAGGTCTGCCGGAGACATCTGGTCGACAGAGCTTTGCGGCACTTTCGCCAGCCGCACAATGTATTTCGACACCACATGCGCCAGAAGTCTGACGGACTCATCCTGATTCATCTGGTAGGGATACCCCAGCTCGCGGACATCCTTCCCGGTGGGTTCATCAAACTCCAGTACGGAGAGTGTCTCACCATGAGCGATAATCGGTTTCTTTAACTCAAGCTCTTTCAT